TGCATCCATTAATTCAACATAAATCTCTCGAAACCCTTCTTTATACTTTTCAGTAACACCTGCCTGTGTTTGAATTGTTTTCCACGTATTGTCAAAAACAACCTCACTATTTTGCTGTGCTGCTTTACCTAATAAGTAAAGTTTCTTTTCGGCATTTGATACTCCGATTGCCCAAAATAAAATACTTAGTGCTAGTATTACAAATACACCAATTCCAATTAAAGTTCCTGTTTTCATTTTCTGATTTTTAGTTTATTATTAGACTTAAAAAAATTTTCTCTCTTAATTATTCTACCGATATTCGACAAAGCAATATAATCCCATGTTACACCCCACATTACACAATTCCATTTATCGTAACTCAATAACATTTTAAATTTACCATCTTCATCTTGTACTTCATATATTTCAGCACCACCATACCTACTATCTGTATGATGATTTTTAATATAACGTTTAATTAATCCATTAAGTACACTAATTGGCATACTACCAACTTGAACGCTACCCATTTGAATATATGCTGTTTTTTCATCACCCCAAATGTAAAGTGCTTCTGGATTACTTGTACTTCTAATATACGACATATTTTTAAATTTGTTACAATTATTATTAAAATTTTTATTATAATAATGAAGATGATTTATTTATTTCAATACATTCTACCAAAGTATTTGCAATTGTTTTATCTGTTCTAAACATTTTATATACTGGATGTAAAACAGAATAATTACCATTTCTATCTTGAGAGATTCCTGAACATTTAATTTCTAATATTGTATTCATCAATTTATCTTGATTCGCTGTAATATATTCCATATCCTCTTCGTTGATTCCTGTTGGGGATGTTTTTAATAAACCATCTTCTGACTCAACATTAAGACTAGATATTAAATTAGCATTTTTACCAGTACCATAATTAAAACCACTTACTCTTAAATCCAAATTAATTTCTTTTTTCACTTTAATTTGATATGATGGTTTAGTATCTGCCCAAACACCATCCATTGACTTAACAACAGTACCTTCACCACTACGTTTAAGCACATCTTCAAAATGATTCATTACTTCTTCTATTGTTGAGACCTCTCTAGTTTCAACAATAGATAATGTTTTAAATCCTTTAATTACATTATTTAATTCAGCAAATCTTTCACTATACGGTCTTTTACATTTTCTCGTGAAATATTCATCAATTGTCAGCATATCCCAAGCAGTAACACGAATTAAATCAAGTGCTTCCCTATATGACATATGTTTGGCTTCTAGTTTGTTAATATCTTTAGTTGTATCTTCACCATTAACTTGTTTTATTGCAATACTAATGAGTGAACTAATTATTCCATTACTTTCATATCTTGAGATACCACCACCCATTGTTAATTCACCATTTAATACACAATCATTTAATTGTGTCAATTCACTCATAAATTTAGGATTATCTAATATTGTTGGTTCACCTTGACGAGATTCGTTTTGCACTTCACCGCCTTGAATGATAATATTAATAAATCTACCGTCCATTTTTTCTTGACTATAGCAACTTCCTTTAGATAATAACTTTAAAATCAATTCTTTTGAATATGGTTTACAACCCATATAACCAGTTTTTTCAATTAGGTCTGGAAAAACTTTATTAATGTTACGTGTTCCCATTCCAATTTTACAGTCTTTTTCAATGATACGTTCTATAATATAAGCATCATCGGGTTCACAACACATAAGTACTTCTTTTAGATGTTGAATTGCTTCATGTCCAGTTACTTTTCTTTCAGACAATAAATTTAAACCAACCAGTGCTGCTTCTAATGTATGTGTATGTGTTTCTAATCTACTATACTCAGGAATTTGTTTTATATAAAATTTAATTCGTTTTGAATTTGCTAAATACAGTACATTTTTTAACAATTCATTATTTTTATATTTTGAAAGGATATTCATCTTCTCATTAGTACTCGATTCATTAGAGATTTCGTCAAAAATTTGTTTTATTATCATAATTATTTAATTATTAATTTATTTTGTGCTAATATGTTTTTAATCAATTCCATATTATTATTAATATCACACTCCCATAAAACAATTACTGTATATCCAAAACTTTCAATTTGAGATATTCTTGATTTATCAAAATTCCAAATATCTTGAGCCGAAATTAATCCTTTAAATCTATGAATCATATCATTATTTTTGTAAAATTTGGGATTTGCATGCCATATATCTCCATTAATTTCGATAACAATTTTTTTATTTTCAATTAAAATATCAACTATTGGTGAATAATCTTTATTTAAATAATTATTATATTTGGTAAATTTATTTTTTACTTCAGATTTAAAATCAACATTATGTTCAGTTAAAAAACTTTCAATTTTTTTATGTATTTTACTTCTTTTACCATAATTTCTTTTAGTTGTATGTAAAAATATTGTATGATTAACACCATATTTATTAATCATACTTTGTTTCGATTTTTCCTTAACTAACTCTAATTGAAATACATTATTAACATTATATTTATTTTTAACAGTACAGTTTCGTTTTAAATACGGTAATGTATTTTTACTTAATGAATTTATTTTATTATATTTTTTTAAACAGGTTTCTTTATATTTAGTTCTAACATTAATGCTATTTGCAGATTCTTTAATTGTTTTTGTTTTAATATTTTTTTCTTTACAAAAATCAATTATAGTACTTGCATCAGTATAATAACCCTTTTTACTAAATATTTCATTACAAATATAATTTGCTGAAAAATTTAAATGTTCAATACAATATCTAATTAGGTCTTCAGTCATTATATATTTTCTAATATATTTACGTCTGATGTGATTTTGTGGAGGTAATGATATTATATCAATATCAACAACTAATTTTTCGAAATTCTCTAATGGTGTCATAATATTATTTTAATATAAATACGATTACAACCAAAATTAGATGGATGGTATATTAATATTATCAGAAAATTACTTCTTATTTTTAATATCACCACTTATTGTTTTAACACTTCCATTGACATTTTTACAATTAACATCACCGCTTGTGGTTTGAATACTACCACCAACATCACCACATTCTACATCGCCACTTTTGGTTTGAATATCACCAGTAACGTTTTCACAATAAACATCACCACTTGATGTTTTTATTTTATTTACATTACCACCCACATTAATTTTTTCACAACAATCAACGATTAATTCATTAATATCATTTTCAACATTAATATTAATTTGTTTTCCATCAGGTGTAACGTCAATACCGTCAACAATTACTTTATTTTTACTAACAGTAATAGAGTTACCTAAGTATGATTTACCATTAATTATTATTGCCATTATAATCTGCTTTTAGGTTCAAAATTTTTATCAAGCCAATATACTGTAGGTGCAAGGTCTTCATCACCACGATACAATTTTTTTACATATTCTTTACGTGCTTCAATCCATTCTGAATACTCATACCACCAACCTTCAGGTAAAAATTGTTTTGCTGCTGCTTCAGCATCACATTTACTTTTAAAAATAAATGTTTCTTCACATACCATAACTGTAATGGCTATTGGTTTAAAACCTGCTGTAATTACTTGTTTAAGTAATATACTATCGAATGTACCGTAATTATCGTGATATTCAATTAATTCATCTTCATTGTCAAAACTCATTATTTTTATTTTTTAGCAAATATATGAAATATTATTCGAATTCTGCAACACCTTTATCAGAAAAACTCATAAATACATTTTTTTTGAAAAAACCTAATGTAAGTCCAAGTTGTTCAGGTGTTTGATAAAAAATTTCATTGTCAATTGTAATTGGAAATTTTTCATGTACTTGGTCAAGACACGTAATTACTAGTTTATAATTGTCTGATAGGTTGTGATATTTATCACATGATATTGCATAACTTAGCAAATCAAAGTCAAGCATCGTTTTTCTAAAAACACCTTGATGTCCTACATCAACATTTGTTTCATTTGGATTTGACATAATAAATGTATTATCCTTATCTTCATTAGTCATGAAACCATTGCCATGTCGTGTTTGATATGCACGTGTTACATAATATGTGTTTACATTAAATGGAATACCCTCAATTTGACTAATTAGTGATATTGCATTTTTTGATGTGGTATTGCTACGTGTTACATTTGGAAAGAAACCA